GAACGACACATCATGTCATCTGGACCGAGCTGGAGGAATGCCCGCAGCTTGTCAGACAGCTTCATTGGCTTGTTGAATCCGTTGTTGGCTGCACGAATCTTGGCCTTTTCACCATCAGGGTCGTCCATGTGCTGACGAATCTTGCGCATGTCCTTGCGCAGAGCCTTAATCTCCTTGAGCAGTGCGTCGATTGATACTTGGTCCATTTCTATTCAAGTCTCGTTCCAAGCCTTTAACTCAGGAAAAATACCAGTAGAATCAATGTTAACAACATAAATGGAACTATCAAAACCTGCCAAACTGGAGTTACAGGTTCGGGTGTGGATACTGGCACAGGGGCCGTGTTCGATGTCGACGTTCCACGGTCAGACTGGGGCAAATTTACATTAAAATCATTTGGTAAAATATCTGAATACTGAGAAGGTTCTATTTTAAAACGTACAGAGGATACGGTCTGGTTACATTCACCGGCACAGCATCCAGGGCTGCACGGGTACACGAGTCCGTTTTGTTTATTTACGTAGCCGCATATTTTACCCCATGGGTCCATTGGGTCAGGCAGGCAAAGGCATTGCTTTGACACGAATTCTCCATTACAAGTCGTCATCTAATATAAAGAATACAATATTTATTAATGTATAATGGAGTACGGAACACCTCAGAAGTTACCAAATGGTCGGTATTTTCTCAAGATTGGCCCTGTTCGCCACCAGGTGAATGGTCTTGTGCTCCAGGACCCACTTGAGACAAAGACTGTGACTTTCAAAGTCAAGGATTCTGGGTTGTTTAGCGATGTGGACGCTGAGATAATTGCCAAGGCCAAAGAGTCAAAGCTTGAATGGTTCAGGAAAGACCTTGCAGATGAACTTATTTCCAGTGCATACCAGGAGAGCGTATCGGATGGCGTGCTTGATGCATCGCTAACGACAGTCAAGGGTCATGTCCGAACGGTTGCTTTTGATTCACAGAAGAATCCAGTCGAGCTTCAGGCGGTCACTGTCGGTACAACATGTGATGTGGTCCTCGAGCTCTCAGGTTTGTGGTTTCTGAAAAAGTCATTCGGTCCAATCTGGCGGATCATTCAGTTACGCACCAGGAGCGCGCCTAAGGAGGCAGTCCAGTCGTACCTTTTTAGCGATGACCCGGTAGATGAGCCAGAAATTGAGGATCCTTCAGACTATGTTGATCTCGATTAGCCTCAAAAAAAATTATAGGTACAATAATATAAGATGGAGAAAAAGCGTATAGCAATTCTAGCACTCGTGGCAATACTGTTCATAGTTTTCATGATGCCAAAGAAGAGTCGCTTTTCGATGGGTTCTCCGTCAGGACCGTCAACGGTAACCGGATATAACTCCCAGCAATTTAATAACGCAACCCAAAACAATGCCATGATGGCAGCTAGCCCTTACGAAACCACGCAGTCAGGCGACAATGGTTCAATGGCAGCTGACATGTCTAAGCCCATGGGTGGTTCGTGGGCGGCCGATGGCATTTCCTCAGCGGCTCTCATCCCCCGTGAAGTCATAGGCACCGATGATTTCGGAAACTATGACCCAAGCCTCATTCTCTCAGGGCAGAACTATCTAGATCCCAGGAGTCAGATTGGCTACCCAGAGACTCTCGGCGGTGTTCTTCGCAACGCCAATCGCCAGGAGCGCTCGGAGCCAATTAACCCTCGTGACCCAGTAAGCATCTTCAACCTCAGCACGATTCCCCCAGACCTCATGCGGCCCAACTTTGAGATTGACAACGACTACCTGTAAAAGTCGCGTCTTACTGTTGTTTTTTAAAACAGAAATAATACAAATGGAGTTTAAAACCGCCACTACCGAGTGGATTGCTTTAAAAGCCCAACTCGCCGGAGCTCGCAAAGATCTCAGCGTTCTCAATGGACGCGAAAAGGAACTTCGCAAGTTCGTGACTGAGCACATGGCTCGTAATGAGATTGATACGATCAAGGTTCATGAAAAAATCAAGGTAAATTTCAAAAAAAGTAAGAAGCGTGGTCCTCTCACGAAAGACGTGATAAAGGCGGGGCTTCGGCTGTTTTTCAGCGGAAACGAGGCACAGGTCGAGGGTGCATTTAACGCCATTCTCGATTCTGCTCCTACGAAAGAGGTCAATGGAGTAACAGTGACTGGTCTAAAGATCTAAAACGTTTACTCTATAAGACAATGGTATTTAAAAAAGAATCATTCGGGCTTGATGGCCCGACCTCTAAGATATGGGACGTGTCCGAACTCGCATACGACTCTGACGGTTCGAACGAAGAGCCAGACCCTCTCCACCCAGAAGACTGGCAAGATTGGTATTCCGAGTCACTTCTTGACGCATGGGCAAAGATTCGTGAATATTCAGAATCAAATTATATTAAAATTGATACAACGTATCCAAAGTTTGTAGAGTTTGTAATGGATCCCCACCAATACTGGGAACCCGTTTCACCTACAATTACAGAGCACAACCTTTGGAACCTTGTATCGACCGTACCCATAATTTCAAGTCAAGTTACTGATATGAATTTTTTCACATGGGTGAGGAAAAATATAAATCATCATTGTAATGTTTGACATTACAGGACCCAAAGTTCTTGTTCCCACAATTCTTTTTGCGGTTATGAACCCCAGGCTCTTTGGAGGTCTTCCGGCACACGCCAAACTTCCGGTACAGGCTGGGTTTCATGCTCTTTTATTTTCAATTTTGTATTTTTTAATTTGTAAATTCGTGATCAAGGTTACGATAACAAAGATGGATATGATCGTCCCGACAATACTCTTTATTTTACTGACGCCCGGTGTTTTACTGACAATTCCTCCCAGTGGAGGACAGACTGCCGTGCTGGTCCATGCCGCTGTATTTGCAATTCTGTTCGCCTTATTACGTGGAATATTTCCAGAATACTATTAGGGAATGGTCACCCACCTTGCAATAGGACCAGGCGCGATGGCGTTTTTTCTCTATTTAGGGTTACTGGCCCGTTTAAAAGATAAAGGAAAGTTGGAAGAACTTGAAGAAATTGCGGGAGCATCGGCGGGTGCTCTTCTTGGATTCGTTTACTGTCTATTTAAAGGAAATATTCAGAAAATTCTTGATTACTCAATTAGCATTCCCGTAAAAGACTTGATGAAACCAAATTTGAGAATATTTTTTAAAAAATTTGGATTAATTTCAGCAAATAAAATTCGTAAAATTCTTGTAAATATATGTATGGTTGAATATTCTAAAGACGATATTACCTTTAAAGAATTGTATGAATTTTATCCTATAAAATTACATGTAACTGCTTATTGTGTCCAGCTCGGAAAGACAACATACTTTAGCGTGGACACTACTCCAGAAACCAGTGTCCTTGATGTCATTTGTGCGTCTATCGCTATTCCATTTCTTTTTTCGAGCGTGAAACTCGATGGATTGAATTATATAGACGGTGGTTCTGCCGAGTCAACACCTTCGGGATCATTTATTGGTAAACAAGATACGCTCGCTTTACGGTTAGGATATTCTGGCTGGGACCCAGACGTAAAAGACATTAAATCATACGCGCTAAGTCTTTTGTACGCGACCATGAAACTGCGTTATGAGTATGATGTACCAACGTGGCACCTTGTCATCAAGGACGATACGTTTGATTTTGGTGCATCAAGTGAATCCAAGCTTCGAATGTACACGAGTGGGTACAGTCAAGAATTTTCTCATTAGATATAAATGCACGCAGACCTTCGTAAGGCTCACACCCGTAAGCTTACCGCCAAACGCATATCTGTAAAAGGGGCGTATTCATATACCAGGAAGGCCAGGACGGTCCGCGTCAAAGGCCAGCCTGCATATGACGTGGGGACTATCGGCCGACCCAAGAGCGTCATTGGTCCTTTGAAGCACGGTATGTTGACCAAGTTTGGGTACCACCCAGTCGAGGCAAAGACCAATCGTCGCAAGGCTCTCCACCGCGCGATTACCAAGGGTAAGGAGCTGCCCCTGGCTGTTTTCCGCCGGCTCATGGCCATCAGCACGTTGACCAAGCGCATGGCGCCCCGGGCCCATCGCATCTACAAACAGGATGCTATGTGGGTGCGTCAGAAATATGCATCATGGTTCATGACCCCACTAAAAAAGTTGATTAAGAGTATATGAATAACTCACAAACTCGTATTCAAGAGTTTCAGGAATATTCAAAAAACCATAGTATTATTACCGTTACAGGTCATGGTTCGTTAATTACAACTGGAAATATTGAATTTAAAGTACCAGATGATGTGTATATAGTTTTTATATCACGGCCAGGGTACTGGTTGTCACTTCGACTTCTGGCGCAGAGTCGCATGATGAATATGTTAAAAAGTGAAACCAAAATGCGCCAACTTATAATGGGGAAATTATCTAAAACAAATACCCCCGATATTATAACAAAGAGTCACTGGAACTGGAAAAATCATATTTATCCTCCCAAAACTCTTTGTCCGAATATGTACTTTCAAATCTATGATAAATCGGGTACAAGTGTTGGGAATTGGTATGATAACATGTGTGGGATCATATATTTAGAAAATAGTGGGTCTAGATTTGGGCACAATCAAAATGTAAACTTGAAAGACATTGTATTACAAGCTCCGAAGAAGGGTGTGTTTTTTGTTTTTGGGTGCAGAGGTGACCCGAATAGTAATATGAAACCTTCTTTTAATAAGTATGGTAAATTTGGTGAGCCGCAAAACTATCCTATTCCGTATTCTCTACCGACATCAGTTATAAATAAGCATGAGAAACTGGTAAAAACTTTAATGGTTAAACGAGTACGGACTCCAGCTTTATCATTAAGGAAGTCAAAGACCGAATCACGCCCTACGAAGCGCCGCAAGACTCTTTCAATTGCTGAAATCATAGCTGGTGAACGCCGCCAGAAAACTCTTGCCCGTCGGCGGACCCTTGTAGCGGCTGCACGCCGGAGAGCATCTACACTGAAAAGAAATAGATCAGCTTCACCTGGTTCAAATGAACCATCTTCTAAACGTCGCAAGACTTAAAAACCAGTGCCCTATATTTCCTAAATGAGCATCCGGCAAATTGCAAATGATGTCTGGAAGAAGCTTGGGCCCGGATATTCCGAGTCCGTGTATCATGCTGCGTTCGAGGTCGGTCTTCGGACCTTTGGTTTGTACTACGAAACCGAACGCATCGTGCCTGTATATTACCTCGATCAGAATGTTGGCCACGTCCGTGCGGATCTCATCGTGGATCGCAAGATAGTCATTGAGCTCAAGGCGGTAAGCAAGATTAACGAATCTTACCGAATTCAGACCAAGAATTATATGGATCTTCTGTGTCTCGATCATGGATACCTCATCAATTTTCCGGACCGTGTAATTGAGTTTCCGGAGGTCGAGGAGTTTCACCGTCCGAAGCCTCCTCTCGAACGCATCGACTGTTAGACTGTCTTGATTGCTTGCCACTGTAATTCAGTACAAATCTTAAACCAAATCACATCCTGAATGTATAATTTCTCTTTCGATTTAAGCAGAGGGAAACATGGAAGATACCTGTCCT